AAGGCTGCTAAAATTTCCTCTGTAGAAAAACCAAGCCTAGCGAACTCTTCTTGAAGTTCAGCAACTTGTATTGCTGTAAAAACAGTTGTTGCTCCTAATTCCTTGGCACTTTCTGTTAACTCTTTAAACTCTTTATCGGTGGCTCCAGATATTGCTCTAACAGCATCCATTTGCTGTTCAAACTTAGCAAAAATCTTTATAACACCTGTTATACCACCTATAATAGCTCTAAATGCAAACGCAGCTACAATAGCTATACTGGCTGATTTAAAAATTGCAACCATTTTGTTACCACTAGCGTTTAATGATTTTACAGCTCCATTAGTTTTCTTTATTGCACTTGTATTTTTTTGAAGTGTTTGCGTCATAGTTCCAACTGACTTTGAAGCAGCGGCATATTCTTGCGTTCCTTTTTTCAAAGCATCAAGATTTCTTTTTGCTTCTCTTAATCCATTGTTTAACGCAATTAAACCTTTTAAATCTGATTGAAACTTATATATTGTAGTTGCCATTTTCTTATTTATTATTATCTATTTTTTCTATAACTTCCACTAAACGCATTTACATCCTTGCCTTGAAAATCAGCTTTTTTCTTTAAATACACTTTTTTAACATCACCATTCTCATCTGTATATGCTAAATCGTGAATAACTCCATCACTCTCTTCAACGACTAACTCTCCTCCTTGTATTTGTACTTCGCCATCTTTTGTTACAGAGAAAGCTGTATTTCTTCGCTTGGCACTATCTCCAGTACCAATCTGTAAAATATCATTTGAGTTTTCTTGATTATACTGTCCTAGCACAGTTTGATTATCTTTAGCGGCAACCCCTCTTCCGATAGCAATACCTGTTCCTGAAGAGGTGCTATTTGTATTATTATCAAGAACAAACCCATCATCTCTACTTTTATTAAGAGCAAGACTTTGAGATGTTCCTTCATTTTGCTGTACTTTTTCTTGTGAAGAGGCTCTTCTTGTCTGTATTTCTTGCTTGCTTCTGTTAATATCTACCGCATGTTTCCATTCAACTAATTCAACTTTTGTTAAAACCTTTTGGTTAGGTTTATAGTCAACAATTTTATTTACAGTCCAATAAGTAGATACTCCATCTATTTCCATGTGTATTAAATCTCTATAATCAAATATAGCTATATCTACAGGGTTTAAATTCATCATGCAAGTCCTTAATGCAGCCCCACCATTCATCTTATCATAGGCATTTGACCAATACTTACTAAATAAGCCAGGGCTAGTATATCCATAATTGTCATCTACATCACCCCAATGTAAATTAAAAGGGTCTTCTGCCACTCCTTTTAACCATTCGTTCTTCCATCCCATAAACGGATATGAACTAACAGTATGAATAGCTGCGTTATGGTCAATAAAATCATAATTAGAACAATTTATTTTACCGTAGTAATTTAATATTCTTATTCCAAGTTTAGGCTCAGGATTATACTCAGGTCTATTTTGAGTATTCATACTTCCACAACAATCCGCCCACATATAAGGCATTATAGGGTTCTTTTTATTGTTTTGGGGGTCTGTCCAGGTTAAATCACCCCATCCCCAGTCTCCATTACTATGTTGTGATGGATTAGGTTGCTTACCATAAGCATTAGACATTATGGTAGCATGAAAAACTTTTGTTCCCATCTCTAATGATTCTTTCCTGAATTTTTCTTCATTCTCTTCTGTATGACTCTTGTAAATACTGTACTCATTAGCTTCTCTCCATCTGTAAACAGTATCGGTAGCATCACAGCCTGTATCTTCTTTATATTTAAAAGTAATTTCTTTAGCTAATTGCTCTACTATATATTTATCATTCCAGCTTTTATAGTCAAGTTTATGAGTCCAATCTACAACTTTTCCTGAACCGAAAAAATCATCATAAGGCTCACAATGAACTGTTTTTGTTTCTTCATTTGATGTCCATTGTAAATTAAACATTTCTGTAAGACCTTTTAGAAAATCTACCTGTTTTGTACAAGGTAATATGTTTTTCGCAGTAATAGTTGCTGTTTCAGTAGGCACTATATTACTTGGAACAGGAAATATATTAAAGTCAATATCATCCATATCTGCCCAAAGATTAAAAAGCCAGTTACCATTATTACCAGTAAATCTTAATCCAATTACATCTCCTGCATCAAAATAGTGCCTAAACTGCCCCCATTTAACACATCCTCCTGAACTATCAGCACATGAATCATATTTTGGGGCGTATGTAACATCTGCTGTTGTATTATAGCTATAAGCATTTCCCATATCATCAAAAGATGGGTGTCTGCTTGCAGGGTTGTTGTCAATTCCTGAACCATTTCTACATACACCAGTCCAGACATTACAATAATACCAAGGTGCGTCTGCCGCCCAATGCATATCTACCCAAACAGTAGCGTTCCAACTTACTTCATATATTCCTGAAAAAGGAACTGTGTATCCTCCTCCATTACCTGTTGAGACTGAGCTTGAGGAGTGTTCTTGGTCAGTCCAATTATTACCAACATCAGAACCTGGTATAATAGAAGGCCAATGCCATCTATGAACAGTGCTACATGTCATACAAGGGTAAGGTATTGGGTCCATATTAGGAATTGCTTGCTTCGTATAGTCTTCAACATGAACAAATTGACTACCGCCCTCTCCCCAAGGCTCTTCTCCTGTGTATGACTCTCCAGAACTGTATGGATGGCAAAGCTGTTTAAATGTTTGTGAATTTAAAAAATTACTATCTACAGTGTATCCTATAGATGCAAATATTTTATCTACTATAGGTTTTGTAAATACTACTGGATGGAAGTCGTTTGCCCCATGACTATAATCATGCGTACTTGTTCCATTTACATGTTGAGACCACCACTCCCCATAATTCGCTAATCCCCAAAACCACTCATCACCATTATCAACACTGTTATTCCAAGAATCTACAATGTTATCGTAGTCCTTCTCTGCCCCATATTCAAAATCAAGGTCACAAATTTTCGTTGTACCTAAAGCTTGAGTCCAGTCAATACCATCTTGTATTATATGGCATTTAAAAAAACCACCATCACCTGTATTCCCTTCTTCAATTCTCATTAAACCTCTAAAAACATAAATTCCATCCACCTTGATTCTTGCTTTCATCCAAGAAATAAGTTTTCTTTCAGAGCCAACCGCTAGCATTGGAGTTAAAACTTCATTATTATGATTTGAAGCTGGTATCTTAAATGTCTTTGAGAATCCTGTTGACCTTTTTCCTATATCTCTTAAATCACCAACAGAAAAGTTTAATGAAAAAGGAACTCCTTCGCTTTCTAAAACATCAAGCCAGTTCCACTCAACATCATCAACTTCTCCAAAAACATTAGTTCCTGTTTGTGTTACTATTGGGTATGTTGTAGTGGTAGTATCAGCTTCAGTGAACCTTACTGATATACGATTAATAATACAGCTACCAGGTGCCCCACCATCAATCGTATCTGCCCTAAACAACCCCACACTTCCATCAAAAGGACACACAGGATACCCCATGTTTGTTGTCTCAACACTACCATCCCATTGATGAGGGGCATCTAAAGCCCACTTCCCTGCTTTTTTTAACCTAGGAACACAAAACTTGTACACCCCTGTTGATGTTATAGAATCATAAGTCATTGTATTATACATACTGTTTGGATGTGAACCAGACATTATTGATATTTCACAGTTTTGTATGCTACCAACCTCTAATTCTATTTCATAAAACATATCATAATCAATGTTTGATGAAAGCCAATTATTTCTAAGTCCAAACCAACCATCATTCTGTTGAAACCCTCTATTATGTATTATACTTCCACCATGATTTTCGTAAGATATTGTGGCTCCCTCTCCATCACTGCTCCATCTAAAATCTCCTTGGCTCTCATCCCATTGCCCTGAGTGTTGATATGCTGAAATATACCATTCAAAGACTTGATTTCCAGCAGCAAGGTCGGCATCTAAAGAGGCTAAAGTGCTTACATTATCTGTTCCAGGTCCTTTAAGGCATAAAGTATCCTCATCTAAAGCCCCAACAATATCAAAACAAAGTTGTTTCCCAGTGTTTATATTTTTCATGTATAAACATCTTCCTTCTACAACCAGTGGATAGTCACTAGGTTGGTTGTTTGCTACAACAAAACCTGTTCCGTTTGCATTAGTATTTATACCCCAACCATTAGTTTGGAAGGAGTTCCAAGTTTGGTTTAACATATTAGGTGTTGGACTACCATGCCACCACATTTTCATAATCATACATTTCTGTATAGGCTCTAAATCAAATCCAAGAAGAGGTCCGTAAACTGTGCTTTGAGAACAGCCTTCATTAGCATCTCCAACAAATATAATGTCAGGGTCGTAACTATAAACACCTGTAAGAGATTCATAGTTTTCTCTTTCTTGAAGTTTAGGGTCTGCTGCATAATTATGAGATGCACTTGGCGGCTCACAAGCATCATTAAAAGTAGTAACATCTGTATAAGTTGTTGTGTAAATAGGAGTTGAAATATCTCTCTTACCAACAATCTTTCCAACCTCTAAAACTACATTATCTGCAAATATTGAACTGTTTGATGCCATATATTATCCTTTTTGTGTAGTGGTTGGATTTGAATAACGATATTTAAACTCTATAAAATACACATTATCTTCAGTGTTATGAATCTTATAACTACCTTTTTCCATAAGAATTGGTTGTAAAAAGGTTTTTTGTCCTCCATATCTTGAGAAAAAATCATCTGTATGGTTAATCTCTCTTTGAACCCAAACCTGTGGGCTTGTAATAAGCTGCTGAAGCCACTCAGCCTCATTTTTTTTCAATGGCTGTGAAAATACTGAAAAAATATCTTCCCTTGTAGTCCATAATTGTTTTCTTCCATGATAACCTCTTGCATGTTCTACCACATGGTTATCAAACTGAGTACCCCCCATAGCAACTTCTTTTTCTTGCGTTCCATGAGCATTAAAGAAGTCAAACCCTCCCCTCATGTTTTTAAACACAAATTTTGTTCTTTTACAATGACCATTATTTTTTTCATCCGAATATTTTACCCACTCCCATCTCCATTCAATAGTTCCAGTATCTGGAGATACAGCTTCCCAGGCAGTAGTAAAGCCACCCCCACCTCCTGAGTTATATAGAAGTAACATCCCTAAAAGTCCTTTGGCTACTAAATTTCCAGAAGCGTCAATTAATGTGTTTAAAGGAGTTCCATATTGCATTAAATAACTGTATTCTATAAATTCTGGACTAAAAGGAACCCTTTGATTCATTTCATGTTGAGGTAAAGTAATCATTTTCAAGCTGGAAGCTCCACCAGAAATAGGAATATCAACGAAAGCAAAACCAACAGTATCTCTATCTTTGTCAAATGCTATTGGAGAATATACACTATCACAAGGAAAATCATCTACATTTATCGTGTAAATCCCATTATTGTTATCAACTTCCTTAATTAAAGAGCTCCAGGGTACTGGTTTATCTGTAAGAGGTATTGCTGTATCAGCTTCTTGGTATGGAGAGTTTTTACCAACAACAAATCTATTTATAATAGTAAAATCATCATAATGTGATAATCCATCAGTTTCTTCTGTTATCGTACCAACAGCTACAAAGGAATTTGAACGAATATAATTATCATCATCATCATAAAGCCCTCCTACAGTTGTTTGACTATATTTAACCGCCCAAACCTTTAGTTTGAATTTTGCAGTCTCAAAATGACCAGGCAACAGATATGTAGGTAAGCTTAATTGAGGGCAAATTCCAGGTGAAATAAAATTCCTACAATATTCCATTAAATTAAATTCAAAAGTCCTATCAGTGCTACCATAAAGGTTTGGTCTTTCGTATGCGTTTATTAATATACCTGTTGAACTGTAAGTACCACCTAAAGCTGAGTCTCCTATATCTAGCCTAGCTCTTAAAAAAGCTGTATCAGCATCATTATCTATATATTCGGCTATTATAGGTCTGTATGCACTATAATACTTGCTATTTAATGTTCCTAAATCTTGTATCCCTGACATATCTTATATTGTTATATTTAAAGTTGTGTTGACATCTAATTCTATAGCAGTAAAAATTCTACTACCCATGTCTTTTTCTACTTTTTTATCTAATTCATCTTTAATTTCATCTACCCAACCAGGCTCTTTAGGAGCTCCTTCTTTTTTTTGCACTCTTGCTATCTTAAAAGCAGCCCTCTTTGCCTCTATACCAAAAATTCCTTTTTTAACTCCAAGCCATCTAATAAGCCCATGAATATAAGGGCTCCCAGGGTCAGGACCTGCCCCTGAAAAGCTAAAAGGAACATTTTTAATCCCTTTATTAAGATAAGCACCATAATCTTCTGATACTATCTCTACATTTGATATAACACCAAAGTCTCCCTCAGCCTTAATGCTTTTACTTAAAAATCCAGTCGTCATCATAACACCACCACGCCTATCTGAAGCAAGCTGCCTTTGAAGTCTAGCTACAATTCCTTTTGCAACATCATCAACTACGGTATCAATTTGACTAATTATCATAATTATGGATTTTGAGTTTGAGCTGGAGGAAATACTGGAGGAAATACTGGTGCGGAATCAACACAAGGGTCGTTTAATTCTCCATAACAACAAGAACCATCATCAACTCCAGCCGAAGGGTCATAATTAACTGCGGCAGGGTCTGTACATCCACAAGCACCAAAGAAATCCTGACAAGGTTCTTCACATCCAGAAGGAGGATTACCAGGGTCTCCACAAGGGTCAACAGTTACAGCTATATTTGCTATAGCATCAAATTGCACTTGAAGAGTAACTAAATTATCATTAAAAGTTCCTTTATCTCTAAGTATTTGAACTTTATGTTTTGGTATATGTTTTTTACAACCCCCTCCACCACTAATACCAAGAGCAAGGCAGGATAACATGTTCCATAATTTTAATTCAAGGTCTGCAAATATCTGAACAACATCATCATCAAAAAGTTGAACTCCTTGTGTGCTAGATAAATTATGAGGTCTTGCTAGTATTAATTTAAAAGTATATACCTCATCAATTCCTTCTGCAATATGAGATGTTGGGTAATCAATATTTAATAAATCGTAACAAATATTATGGTCAAAATTTATAGTTGATGGTTTCCCTAGTTTAACAGTACAAAAACCTGCGGCAGTAGCACAGGTTTTAAAATCAGCCATAAGGTCTGTTAAATTATATTCTGGGTCGTATGTACTCATTTTTTTATATTTTATTATTTTTTCTTATACAATTCATTTAATTGCCTTTCAAATTCATGTCCTGCTGCCTTCCAAGATAAATATGTTAAAACTTCATATAAACCTGTGTTTAACACACTTTCAACAGGGCTATGTTCTGTTACTGTAAAAATTCCATCTTGAGCTACTTCATATAAAGAATTTAACCAACCGTAACCATTGATTGTATTCTTTGCAGCTATTGCTGCTTTTGGGTCTCCGTTTTCGTTCCCTGAGAGGTTAGGAAACTTAGCATCAACCTCTGTTCTAACTTTTCCAAAAAAAAAGCGACATCCCAAATTGTTGCCATATCTAATTGTTCAAATAATATAGCCCTCTTATCAACCAAATCATCATTTAATTTCTCCTCCTCTCCTTCTTTCTTGCAGATAATAGCAATTTGTCTTGGCATTATCTCCATTTGACCTTTTTCTAACAAATTAGCTTGTAATTCCAGCTGTTCAGCCTCAATATATCTACCAAAACTTGATTTAACCATTAATTCTTTTGGTAGAAAAAATTTTTCATCACCTATTGTAAAAGAATCTATGTTTATAGGCTCATAAGGCTCTGTTGCAAAAGAAAGATGTTTCATAACCTCTGTTGCTACCTCTAAATCTAATAGGCTAACCTCATTTTCATCTAAACCACACCAAAAAGATAAAACTTTGGTATTGTCTTTAAGGTCAAGTAGTGTGCTTTCCCATTGAGCAACCTCATCTCCTTCTTTTGGTTGTTCTCTTTGTTCAAAACCTTTAATTAGTTCTGAGAAAGCTAAAAATTTTTTCCAATTAACCTCTTCCCATCCGCTTGGTATCTGTACTTCTTTTTCGTTTAAAATAAATGTTTTCATTAATTTAAGTTTATTTTTTCTTCACTTTCTGTTCCTGGTTGTATTAAAAGAGACATTTCTAGTCTTTTTGTTACATTATTTATCAAAGATAATACTTTTTCTTTAGATTCATCTAAATATTCCTCTTTTCTTGGTGTTATTGCAGCAAGATAACCAATAGTTGCCCAATATACCGTATTAGGCATTGATAAATACCAGGTTGTCTTGTCTATATCTCCAAGCATTACATAAGCCCCTAAACCATTATGAAAAAGTATAATTTTATCTATAACCTCTCTAAAACCATTATAATCTTCATCATAATATGCCACCTCATTAATAATATCCTCTAAATCATCAAGAAATTCACAAACTATAGATGAATGTCTCTTATTTAGACAAAATATTTCGGCATTTTTGTTCACAAAACAATATAATTAAATTTATTCCACTTATTTCGGAAATAAAAGTCACATTTTATCCCCAGGCCAAGATACTTCTGTTGTTTTTAAATAAATACCTCATTCTCATCATTAAAGCATCAGCGTAATCTGGGGAGTGTCCTAAAATTTCTTTCATCTCTTTTTTTGATAAAATAGCCAATTTCATGTCATTATCCATGTTTTTTCTCCTTATAGTTTCTAATTCTTCAATTATAGTGTTTCTTTTATTAATATCATTCTCTTTTATCCAGATATTACCCATATTTACTTGTTCGGCTAGTTTATAGAAACATTGAGTCTTTAAATTTTGATAATTTTCTTTATTTAACGGTTTACCATTGTTTACAAAAGGTTGAACACCCTTCATGTAGTGAGAAAGATACTGTCCAACACCATCTGAGTCAATAATTATATTTTTTTTCTCAACACCATACTGTTCTGCTAATTTTTTAATCAAAATCTCTACATTATCCGCTGATGTTTTGTCTTTTGTTATTATTTTCTCAACAACCATACCTTTCCAAACACAAATTACTAATTTATCAGACCCTAAAAGAGCAACATCACAGGATAAATAATAAGCTTCATTTTCATTTTTAACTGTAGAATTATTAAAAACATTTAATATTGCTTCATAATCAAACAATCTATCTTTTCCTTCATCATACTCCCAGTTACCATGAAGTAATCTTTCTCTTGAAACAGGGTCTAATTTTCTTAATTGTTCTTCATAAAACTCCGATATATGAGGATTATCTGCTAATTTAGCTTGTACAAACTTCTTATGTGAAGGCAAAGTATTATCTCTTGATGATTTATAGAAGTCATACACCCAGTTTTTAGCTGGATTACAACTCATAAGAACTTTTGGGCGTAATTTGTAGTCCGAAAGCATAAAACGAATCCTTGATGCAACAACATTCTTTGCTTTCTCTGTACATTGGTTCACCTCATCTATAAAAGCCCCTGAAATCTCCAATGAACCAAGTGAGTCAAAATTAGGGTCTGCTGGATATTGATAAAGGTCTTTTAAAATTATTGTACTGCCGTTTAAAAACTCAATAACATTACTTTGGGCATTAAATTTATATTGCTCTCCCTTTTTAACCCCCCAATCAGAACAAACCATGAAAAAAGAGTTTAATGTTGTTTCTTTCAGTGTCTTTAAGACAGCTCTCCCCATTAACCAGCGAGTTCCAGGGTATCTCAAGCAAGAATACAAGAGCCATGCCGCACCAAAATACGACTTTCCTCCCCCAGCACTTCCTCCAAATAAAACTTCACTAGTTTCGTCATCATGTAAATACTCCCAGGCAGCGTGTTGTTTTTCTGTTGGAGTGAAATCTATTTCCAAATTTTCTTTTTAAGATAGTTTCTTAACCTAATTAATGGCTTAAAAATTAACATAATCAAAATTATATATAAAAATATAACTGGAATTATAGAAATAAAAGCTAATATTCCAAATATATATTCTGTTAAACCAATATTTTCCATTCCTTTTTTAAGACTTCCTTTAAAATTTTCCATGTTTTTTATTTTATGATAGAGTAATTCCTGGTGGCAAATTCCTATCCACTTCGCTTGTAATAGATGCAATAATTTCAGCACTGGGTGGTGCCTGCTTAAACCTCTCTTCTTTTTCAAAAATATGTGCTGTTTTATATATAGTTTGCATTTGAGCAGTAGTTAATTCGGTCTCAACAGTTTTAACAGTTGAACTTGGTTGTGCTGCTGCGTTTAAATTATCTGCAAAATCACTAATATCGCTATCTCCAGATAAATTAGTATGCTGCACAACACAATTCAACTCTTTTAATGTTACAACCTCTTTAACAAGATGTCTTTTTGTATTATGTATATGCTCCCAACGAAATGTAGCACCTCTAACCATTTCCTCTGCAACTCCTTTTTGTTTGTTTACAACTTCTTTTGAATCTTTTCTTACTGTAATAGTTTCCTTTTCTTTATCGTAATCTTTTATTTCTACGCTTGATTTTTTAGTTGTTGCATCAGAAACAACTTGTCTTCTGGATAAAACATCCCCACCTGTTGGTAAAGGATTTCTTGTCAGAACTGTGAATATATGATTCGCTGTCATGTCTTTTTATTTTTTTATTATTATTAATTAATATGTGCTACAAAATCTTTTTCTCTAATTTCACTGCTTATTGTTTTTATTTTATCTAAAACTTCTTTTGAAACTTCTTTTGTTGGAGTCACAGTCAAATCCCAATCATAAATATCTTGTGAAAAATCTAAAATATGAACACTACATTGCTCTGTATCAGATTCCATTATTAATATTCCTTCAAGACTAGTTATTTCTTCTCCAGTAGTAGAGTTGGATGCAGTTAAATTGCAAAGATAACATCCTTGTTCTAATTTTTTTGTACTCCATTCTATATTAGCTGTAGGGAACCCAACTGTTTTACCTTTACCGTTTCCACGAATAACCTTCCCTGTTATATTTTCAACCTCTCCAGAGACAAATTTACTTAAAAATTGCGACTCTTCTTCTGCTGTCATGCTTTCTTCTTTATCTTTAACTGAGTTTTTTTTCATTACACTGTAAACTGACTTCAATTTTACAACTTCTTTTTTTAAATTTACTCTTGCCATTTTTTATTTCTTTTATTTCCTAATTATGTTAATTATTTTTATTATCTTTGTCAAGCTTAACAAAACAGCTCTTTTATTTAGTAAAAACACTCCTTACGACAAGGGCTGGAACACGAAGTGTTTTAAGCATCTGTCGTAACTAATATTCTCAAGGGATAATTATATCTCCTCCTGTTTGGGAGGTTTATAATTAAATACAAACCCCTCCCCACCAGAAGTAACATCCACTCTATCCACAACAATCCCCTTCATCTTAGCT